TCATAGCTTGAGAAACCGAAATATACGCAGCAGCAGCAGCACCTAAACGAAGAGCCATGGTTTTTAAACCACTAGAAAATTTATCTGTTGCTTGCTCTGTTCGACCAGATTGACGCTCTAAATGCTGCAAGTCAGTCGAAGCTTTTCTGACTTGAGTACTATCAGCTTCTAATTGTAATCGAGCAAAATCAACACTCATTTTCGCTTCTTGCTCCTCGTTGTTGGGAGAGATTTAAAAGCATTACTAATCTTAGTACGTCGTAATTCTAACAGATCTTCATCTACCTCAAAAGCGGGAGCAATACAAGCTGGGTCTTTTGATCTATGTAATTGATTAACGTATACAATAGACATATCTTTAATTGCTGTAAGCTCCCTTGAATTAAGGTTAAGTTTTAAAGATTCATTCCAAGATTTGATTTCCTCCCAAGTTAAAGGAACTGGGCCATATCCAGTTTGTAAAACCATACCTGAAGACCTAAACAAAGAAAGTAAATAGTTTGTTTCGGGTTCAAGACTATTAAAAAAAGGTTCAATATTTTCAGTCTCTATTCGAGCTTGCTTTTGGGGACTAGATTTATAATCTTTATCTGGTGCAGAGTGAAGCCATGATAACTGTTTAGCCCCCAAAATAGCTTCACTAACTACTCCCCCAGATAATTATCCCATGACGATATTTTACTCGAAACTTGATTTCGGACCCAGCCAAGCTTTGGATTTTTATAAATATCACGAACATTATCCACGGTTACGGGCTGGCTGTTAAATTCCATGTGTTTAACGTCTGCTGTTAAAGCAACTAGACGATTAATATTATTTTCTTCTTGCTCCTCAAAAGGGATTTTATAAATACCCTTCATCCCTTTCTTAGCAATGATTTTTGACATAACTTTCTGTTGCTTTTTATCATACTCAAGAGCAGGTTCACTGCCTGGACTATGAACTGTAATGATTACAGGCTGAGTTCTTTCTTTGTCAGCATATAAATGACCAATTTCAGGATGAACCAAGTGGATATCAATAGTATCCGGTGCTTCCAAGTTTAATAAATCCATTATAAATAATCCTTTTAATTATAGGTTAACTTGCAGAGGCTTCTACCTCAATAATTTCAGTATCAAACTCGATCTGGCAGCCGATACCTGTAATTTGGTTACTAGACCCTACATTGGTCGTGTAACTAAAAACCTGCCCCGTAGTATACTGAACAGTTCCATCCTGTAAGGTGATTTCAAAGGAATAAACCTCGTCTTCACCATAGGCTGTTTTCAACAGTTCTTGGCCAGCATCGTTGATATCTTTCCCGATCTGCAGAGTTACAGAACCGTGGTTTACTGTTCCTTTGCGTTTAACAACGCTACGTTCTCCCAAAGGCTCGTGAGTTACAAGAGAGTAGGCTCCGCCATACTCTGGAATGTTAGTAACTTCCCCTACATCTGTATAGGCAAGGGCAGCATAGCCAGTTTCATCATAAGTTGCCGGAGCATCTGCACTTAATGCAAAAGTTGTTCCAGCAGAGGTTTGAACATTACTCATAATTCTAACTCCTTGAAATAAATGTTTTATAGGTTATTGATACGACTATTTTATACCAACCTTCTTCTGGAGCCCCAGTATTTCTATTTTGTTTAATAACTTTCGATTTACTGGTCCCATACTCAACTAAAGAATTTATAGGGAAAATAGCCAAGATTTGATCAGCCATTTGTTTAGCAGCTATTGAATAATTCCCAACAGGATACCGTAAAATAGCTCTAAAAATACCTTCAGTTTCTAAACTGTCCGCTAAAGAATATGGTGTAAAATCATTATTAATACAAATAAGCTCTACATAGGGAGTACCAGGTACAGGATCATAGGGAGCATTTTCATGAGCAATAGGCAATCCAAAATCTGCTTCTATAAATTGATTAATAAAAGCTTGGTCAATCGGTAAAAAACTCATCTGACTGACTCCCTAACAATTCGACTTATGCGAGCTAAATTTTTAGACAACATCCCGTCTTTTTCTTCCCAAACTTCAGCATAAGGTAAATTATTTGTAAGATAATCCACTGTTCCTATTCCCGTTGTTTTTTGTGCTACCTCTTGCATTGCGGAAGCCCCTGAGGGATCTGTTCGCTGAGTGGTGTTCGTAATTGGGGAGCCAGTTGAAGTTTGCCAGTTGCCTCGTAATCGACCAGTCTTAACCCTAGTATCCATTATTACTGAATTAAACAAGCTAATCTTAATGGCTCGACAAGCCTCGTCTAAAGAAGAATTAGTCTTCTTAGCGAATTTTGATATGTCAGCTTTAAAACTCATCGTCTAACCCTTAAAATATAAATTAAAGGGGTACCAGCAGGGTTTACAGATTCAATCTCAACGATAGGCCAGTCTTGGCTATTAATTGTAATTTTATCAGTAATTAAAGGTTCAACAACCGAGGCCTCAATTATTAACTGTCTGTCAGAGCTTGTAATCCTTGTCCCATCAATTAAATTTTCAGGGTATTTTTTCTTAACCCCTTGAGCTATGTACTCAGTAGATTCTGCTTCAACTTCTACTTCACCAGTAACTGGGTTTATTACTTCATCGGTCTCCCGAGTTATCACAACATCAGTCCCAAACTCAGTAATAAGCTCAGTAGCCATTTCAGCCATTTCAGAGTAGAAAGTCATTAACCCCTCACTAACTCAACAGACATAAGACCAACAATCTTTAAAAGAGGCTTTAGAGCTTCTGTAGCTCTAGTTTTGATAACATTAGAAGTTAAGCTTTTACTGGAAACGTCAGCATACTGACGACTTACTGCTCCCTCTACTGCTTCTGCAATAACTGCCCCTTTATTTAAGGAACGATTATAAATATCCACTGACTGGGATAAATCTATAATTAACTCTAGTTGAGCTGTTTTCGCTTCAGTAGGTATTTCATCTGATTCCCATGCAAACCCATTAATTATAACTCCACTGCGTGGGTAGGATAAAGTTTGGTCCCTATCAACTCTATATCCCTTTAACTGGCTTTCAATAGAATAAAAATATTGCATTGCTTTAATGAGGTGAACATCAGTGGCAGCTTCGTCGGCGAGTGTAATACCATAGGTTAAAGCATGAGCGATAGCTTCGGCTCTTGTAACAAGGCTGTTCGCGTTTTCAACGATAGAGCCGTCTTCAATTATGATAGTCATGCTGCCACTCCCTCGTACTCATATTCTTTTGACTGTAATAGTTTTTTATATAGTTTAGTATCTTTAAGTACAAGAACAACCTTTCGTTTCTTTTTAAATTGAACAACGGTTCGGGACTGGAAAGGGATTATTTCTTTAATACTGTCCTGTTGAGAACTCTGCGCTCTTCCCCTTAATTCCCAAATTTTTGCTAAATTTGGTTTCTTATAGCTTTTCAAAGTGTCAACGGAAATTCCAAAAGCTTGTAAATATTCCCTATAAATAGAATTTTCAATTAAAGTGCGTTTTCTGGCGTTTTCAGAGCGAGGATGGAATAAATGATATGCTATACCAGGTAATCGTTGACAGTAAACCTTGTCTCTTAAAAAGGCTGCTAAATAAAAGAATACTCGGTCTTCACAACCCCACTCGATAAACCTCTCATCCCATCCACCTATTTTCCTTAGGAGGGTAACAGGGATTGCAAAAGACCCAGAGCATTGAAATTTTATTAATCTCTTATTTTTAACAGCATCGCCTGTCAATATATAATACCTAGTTTCTTGAGCATTCATTTTCGAAAGGTTGGTATAAGCAAGGATCATTTCTTGTGACTGTGAAGCTTTACTAACTGCTTCACGAACTTGTGCTTCGGAGACAATAATATCAGCATCCGAAAAAAAGACAGTTTCATTATCCTCTAGTCTGTCTTCAAAAACAGCATTCCGAGCTGCTGCCCTTGAAAATGGAGTAGAAGACAAGACTTTTACATCAAAATCCTTAATCGACGAATAGTATTTATAGACAGCAGAAAAAGCTTGCTCTCTATAAACACATTGCTTATCGTTATTATATGGAATATAAATATTTATCATAATAAAGTATTTTAGTTATAGCTCAGGGTAAAAGGATGAAAACCCCTGAGCTATAACTAAGGGTCAGTAAATTATGACCCACCGGACAGGTCAATGAGGAAGCCAGCAGTACTTTTGTCGTCTGTGGCATACTTATCCCAGTTAGCGGTAGCTGACAGGTCAGAAGATTCCGGGTTAGACCCACCAGTGGCGGTATCCCAAGAATAACCCATAACCTCGACGTTGAAAGCACCTTCTCCACGGAAGCCGAGGGTCATATTTTCCTGGTTTGTAATGTCATAAGAGAGCATTCCAGGAATCTGGGATTCTGTACAGATGGCAGCTCCTGCCTGCAGACCAAAAATATAATCTGCTGTGCAAGAATCCGATACCAAAACAGGTTTACCCATCGTTCCAGGCTGTCCACCATAAATTACGAGTCCTGCTTCTTCGTAAATTTTATCCGTAATGGCCTGGTCCACGATGTCGAAGTAAGTCCCTGAGTCCATGACCCAGATGGCAATGCGACCGAACTTATCTCCCATAGTCCGGAGGCCTGCGGACAAAACTTTCTTTCCATCAGAGGACAGAGTTTTGTCGTCAACGATCATAGAGGAGTTAGCACCGATAGCGCCGGTCAATGCGGCAATAATATGAGCCAACTGACCAGCAAGAACAGCGTCTGCCATGTCCTGACCGACGAGCATAGAGAACTCTTCGGGGTTACGGGCCCGGCGTTTAAAGGCCTCTTCCGTGGTTGCGTACGGTCCATACTTCCAAGGGACCTTTAC